CGGTAAACCATAGCCGTCGCCGGTTGGAGCCATACCGTGTTCGCCGTTTAGCCGCAGTGCGAGAGTACGTCGGTCGCAACTACTCAGATTCAGGCGCAGCAGACCGCGTGCCGGTCAACTTTATTGAGTTGGCAATCAACATTTACTCACGACAGTTGGCTTCACGACGACCTGTCATTAACATTTCAACGAAGCAAAAAGACTTGCGCATTTTTGCCAAAGAATTTGAGTATGCCGTCAACCACCTGCTCAAAGAAATGAACTTTGAAACAGCCCTGCGAACAGCAACTATTGATGCTTTGTTCAGCATGGGTATCGTCAAAGTAGGTATTGCTGAGTCCGCAAGACCCATGCGTGGGTTCTTGCAGCGTGCTGGTCAACCGTTTGCCGAAACTGTGCCGCTTGACGATTGGGTACACGACATGAATTCGCAAAGAATGGACGAATGTTCATTCATGGGCAACCGTTTTCGCCTGCCTCTGCAAACCGTCAAAGACTCAGACCTCTACACAGACACTGATGATTTGCAAGCGGTAAGGAGATCAAGAAGCAACGAGACGGGCGACCCAAAAACATTTAGTCTTGGCAATGAAACGGCTTACGACAAAGACGAAGCGTACGAGTACGCGGAACTCTGGGAATTGTGGCTGCCGCATGAAGGCAAAATAGTTACCTTTGCCGCTGACGACACAGGCGCGCCGCACAAGTTGATTCGAGAAGTTAATTACGACGGACCAGTCGAAGGGCCGTATCATTTCCTTACTTTTTCTGATGTTCCCGGCAACACCATGCCACTACCTCCAGTTGCAACTCTGATTGATTTGCACGAACTCGGCAACACCTTGTTCCGCAAACTGGGTCGTCAAGCCGAGCGGCAAAAAGACATTGTTGGCTTCCGTGGATCAGCAGAAGGTGATGCAAAAAACCTGCAAAACGCAGCGGACGGCGAACTTATTCGTATGGATGACCCGGACGCACTTAAAACCTACAAGTTTGGTGGAATTGACCAGCAAACACTTGGGTTTTTGCTGCAAACCAAGAACCTGTTTACATACTTTGGGGGCAACCTCGACACTCTTGGTGGTCTTGGGGCGCAGTCGGATACGCTTGGTCAGGACAAAATGATTTCACAATCTGCGTCAAACCGCGTGTCAGACATGCAGTCGCAGGTTGTTGATTTTGTCACGCAGGTTGCAACATCTTTGTCGCACTACTTGTTTAAAGACGACTTCGTGCAAATGGAGTTGGAAAAGACTATTGGAAAATCGGGCGAAATCAAAGTCCCGTTTGTCTTTGATAGATCCCGGCGTGAGGGTGAATTTGTCAATTACGTCATTGATGTGCAGCCTCACACTTTGCAGCAGTCCACCCCCGGCATGAAGTTGCAGGCGTTGACGCAAATCATGGGTCAGTTTATAAACCCGCTTATGCCGATGATGCAGCAGCAAGGTTTGGCAATCGACGTTCGTGCGCTCGTTGGAATGCTTGGCGAGTACACGCAAATGCCTGACATCAGCCAGTTGGTTGTGGACTCCAAGCAGGGAACGCCGGTGCAAACAGAACGAGACCAAGCAGCAAACAAATCCGTGAACAAGCGCACTGAATCAGTCAGAGTCAACAAGCCCGGCGCAACACAGCAGGGCCAAGACCAAATGATGAGCCGCTTACTTTTGACAGGAAAAGGCGTGCAAGACAGTGAAGCCGCCTCAATCATGCGACCGAGTGACTAATGCCTACATACTGCTACGAAAAGCCTAACGGTGAAATCATTGAAAAAATTATGACCATCTCTGAGATGGAGGCGTTTGACGAAAGCCCGGTTCTTGACGGTGAAACCCTCAAGCGTCGGGTCGATGTTGAAATGCGTGGTCACAGTGATGTCAACGATGTATGGCGGCAGCCGATCATGTCGGAGGGGGCGGGCTGCCACCCAACACAAATCAACGAAATGAAACAACATGCCGCCAAACATGGGGTCAATACTGACTACACCAAGGATGGGCGGGCAATCTTTACGAGCCGTGCGCAGCGTGCAGCGCACCTAAAGGCTTTTAACATGCACGACAGGAATGGCGGCTATGGCGACTGACGAAAACATCGAAGCATCAGAAGGCGAAGAAGTTGTCGAAGAGGCAATGACCCCAGAAGAGCGGTTGGAGGATCAATTAGACTTTGATGATCCAGAAGATGACATCCAACAAGAAGCCCTTCAAGACTACATCGAGGACAAAAACTCTGAAGAAGAGCAAGAGCCGGTTGAGGAAAATCCTGAAGTAGAGGATTTGATGCAAGCCGCTTTAGACGTAGGTCTTGAGCCGGACGACATTGACCAACTTGGTTCAATTGAGGCAATTCAAAATTACATTGACATTGCACAACGACAAATGAAGGAAGTTGAGGCTGACAAGGAAGAAGAACGCCCAGACTTTTCTTTGGATTACGAACTGCCGGAAAACACCCCCGACAACGTCAAAGAGGCGGTTGAGGGGCTGGTTTCTAAACTTGAAGAAAAACTTGCCGGTTTTGAGCGAGTATTCGGAGAGTTTGAAGATATTCAAGAATCTGCACAAATTGAGCAATCAGAGGCTCAGTTCGATCAGATGATTGAGGATGTGGGTTCTAATTTTTCAGGGCTGTTCGGCTCTGGACCCACTGAGGAATTGGCTGACGACAGCCCTTACCTCGAAAACCGAGTCCTCTTGATCGAGGAAATGAACGCCCTTGCTGCTGGTTATGAGGCTCAAGGGCGAGATGTGCCAGATGAGGGTGTCCTCATGCAAAAGGCAATCGCCAGTGCGTTCACACAAGATCGAGATGCCTTGGCGGCACAGCAAATGCGCAGTGCCATTGACAGTCGCCGCGATGCGTTCACAGCGTCCCCGACCCAACGACGCGGAAGAGCCATGTCCCCAGAGGCGGCTGCGAAGCATTCGGTGAGATCGTACATGGAACAGGCTGGACTGCTGAACGGGATTGACGACCCCCAAGACTTCTAACCTTTAGAGAGGTAATCACATGGCTCTACAAGCCGCACAAATTGCTGATTTGATTACCGTGACTCTGCGGGATCTTGGCCGTCTGAAGTTTACTGAGATTGCGTCTACCCTTACGGATTACGTCGCTCTCCCAAACATTCTTCAGAAGCACAAGGTTCAGTACCAATCTGGTCACGGGATTCAATGGAATGTCATGTTTGCCCAGTCCGATGCCGCTAAGAACGTCGGTCTGTACGAATCTGACAATGTAAACATCGCAGACATTATGACCACGGCAAACATTCCGTGGCGACACTGCACCACCAACTACGCTTTCGAGCGTCGTGAGATTCAGATGAATAGCAATCCTGCACGGATTGTTGAACTCGTCAAGACTCGCCGTGCAGACGCGATGTTGTCTCTCGCTGAACTGATGGAAACCAACCTTTGGTCCACCCCATCTGCTTCTAGCGACACGTTGAAACCATTCGGTATTCCATACTGGATTCAGGCTCCTACCAACGACCAAGAAGGCTTCCTTGGTAAGAACCCGTCTGGATTTAGTGATGGTGCTGGTGGCATCGACGCTGATCTTGAGAAGTTCTCTGGCTGGCGAAACTACGTCGCTGACTACACGAACATCAACAAGACTGACTTGATCCGAAAGTGGCGTAAGGCTGCTGTGTTCACCAACTTTAAGTCTCCTGTCCCACACGCTTCCTACAACACCGGCAACAACTACGGCTACTACACCAACTACGCCGTGATTGGTCGATTGGAAGAGGTGCTTGAGGCCCAGAACGACAACCTCGGAAACGACATTGCTTCCAAGGATGGACTTCTCCACTTCCGTCAAAACCCTGTTGTCTATGTTCCTAAACTGGACGCAGAAACTACTAACCCGATTTACGGCATCAACTGGGGCGTTCTCAAGCCTGTCTTCCTGTCCGGTGAATGGATGAAGGAAGAAGGACCGAACAGCGTTCCCGGTCAACACACCACGTTCCAAGTCTTCGTTGACTGCACTTTGAACTACATGTGTACTGATCGTCGTCGTCTCTTC